AACATTAAATTTTTCATCGTAAGGTACTTTTATTCCATCCATATGATAATGGTCAAACTGATCTCGTGGCACTCGCCTTGTTCGGTTATCCCTCGCTGCTATCCATTCCTTCATAGTTACAAGTCCAGTTGCAGCCGTGCCTACCATAGAGCCAATGTTCGCTGCCCTTCCTGTTTCTGTTCTTGCTATCATTTCAGCTCGGTAGTCCGTTATACCAGCCGTTCTTAATAGCTTGATTGTTTCTTGCATTGTCAAACCTTCTTCAACAGACTTGATTAAGTATTGTTGAATTTGGTTCTTTGTTGTTTGTGTTATTTCGGCAGCTATATTATCTAATCCTTTTAATTCAAGATAAGTCAACATCACATAAGTAAACAAGTCCGTTTGCTTACTCTTAAATTCCTCTGGTCCGTAATAACCTTTTACTGACTTAGAAACGTTCTTCTCGGCAATTTGTGCCATCTTAACGCCCATTGCAATATGAACGTTTTGGATGGTCTTTTTTATCTTCTTATCGCTAATAGCGTTTAAATCTTGGGTATCGCAATAAGTATCTACTTGCCTTTGTAGTTCTTTCTTAAACTTAGGTGAGTAGGTTTTTATTGCGTTTAAATATAGTTTCCTATAATCTTGCCAAATCATTATTCAGGTAGTGTTAATGGTTGGAACTCATCTGGACTTTGTAAACTTGATGGAATATATAATTTTTCCATTTCAGCTTGGTCAACATAATCTGGAATCTCTAATCCCATTATATCCATCTTTTGCTTAGGTGCAATCCACCAAGCCTTATCTAACCATTCTACTTGCTCTGATTTGTTTGCTTCTAATTCACCATAAACAGTTGGGTCAAAGTCAACATAAATATCAGTTCCACGATATCCCCAATCCGAATGTAGTTTACGATTCAAGTTATCTCTAATACCAACCAACAAAGGAATCGCACAACGAACTGTCAATGCTTTCTCGCCCTCTCTTTGGTTGTTGTAAGTCTTATTGTCAGCATCATTTAATAATTGAGATGGTACTCCGTAAATATTACAAAGTGCTTTCATATCCCACTTTTCACTCTCAATAATATCTAATTCAACAGGACTTAATCCGATTTGCTTCCAATCAACTTTATAACCACTAACCGCAATTGAATTAAAGTTAGCAGACCCACCTTTCTCACTCACCGCCTTTTTAAGTGCTTGTGCTTGTTGCGTTCCACTAATAGGGTCAAAGCGTTCATCATTCATAAAAAGAACTCCAGCTGGACCACCATTCTGGAAAGAAGCAACCGCCGCAGTCTTGGCTTCGTTTGAACGAGTCAAGTTTCTCGCAGCAGCCATCAAAGGAGATTGACCATATAGTTGATTGCCAGTTGTATTCCATTGTAAGTTTATGTATTTATCTTGTAATACTTCTTGTTTAGTAAAGTTCCAAAGTGGACCATAATTTAATTGGTAACCACTAATCGTTGGAGGAAAGTTTTGAATGTCCGCTAACACGTACATATATTGAGAAGGAAGCACGTACAATTCATACGGCTTACCATCGTTATTACCACCTTCAATCATCTTTGCGTAAACAAAAGAGTTACCTGTAACTAATTTAAAAGTACACCAAGATTCTACGAAATCGCCAAATGTATCTTCTTCATTAGGGTACTTTAATAACTCGTTTAATCGTGCATCTTTTGTGTATAGTTCAAATGCTTTCTTATGTAGCTTCTCAACATCCTTCCAGTTCTCAATCTTATCTGGTTGGCTCATTAACGCTTTGTATTTCTTTGCAGAAGTTTCATCAACCACTCTATAAACGTGGAATGGAGCAAGTTTTGCTTTATCCGCAATTAATTTAACGATTGAATAAACTATATCGTTTGCTGAATAACCATCATTTACGAAACTAATGTTATCGCCACCTTGCCAAGTTATTATCCCTTGTTGTATTGCAACTTGTCCGTTAAAAGGAATTTGTGGTAGTACAGTAGATAGTTTTTGTCTTTTACCAAAAAAGTCAAGTAATCCCATTATATATGAATTTTAACAAAGTTAGACAATTTATCCTAAAATACCGACACCTCAAATTTTAGCTTGGTTAAATGCGTAAACACGGCATACCTACAAGCATCCATCAAGTCATCATTTGCCTTTACAGGTTCTTCTATTACGTTATCGTTTTTATCCTTTTTCCATTTGTAAGACATAAACTCCCTTCTTAGGTTTTTGCTATTGTAGTGCAAATTTATTGGATAAGATTTCATTTTAACTATTCCTGCCCAAACATCCTTTTGTGCTGGTTTGATATTGAAGCCTTGTCGGTAAAGTTCCTCAATGGACTTAGGCTCGGCAGCATCCGCATAGATTGTTGCTCGTTCTGGTAGCTTCTCTTTAATCAATCTTGATAGGTCGCTAAGAGTAAGTCCGCTTTGGTAAACTATTTCCTCAAAGTAGTTTTGTCCTTCATAATGCGTAACCTTTATAAGCGCAGCTGGGTGAACATAACCAAAGTCCAATCCATAAAAGACATCCCCATCTGGTGCTTGGTCATATTGTTTCCATTGAGTATAAATAATTTCCTTTGCAGAGCCTCGTTCCCCTAATCCGTAAACCTTCCACATAAAGTCATCTGGTAAGTCCTTGTATTGCTCAATGTTTCTTATTTGGCTTTCGCTTAGGTTTGAGATATTGTTTAAGTAGGTAGAATGTATTCGCTTATTCTTTGGATTGTCGGCTACTTCATATACCCAAGAAATAAAGTCGGCTGGATTCCAGTCTAAAAAAGATTGTCCAGTAGTACGAATTAAAAGCTGGTCAAACAAAGCCTTGCTAATAAGGTTTGCCTCGTTTACAAATAGTATATCCCTTGCTGGTCCTTTTGCTTTGTCAGGGTCTTCAAGTCCAAATAACTCTATGTATGAGCCGTTCTTAAACGTATATATAAAATCCGTGTAGCGGAAATCTTTTTCATCCCAAATATTCCATTGCTCTAATATGTTTTTAAAATCCCTATAAACACCACGCTTTATATGTGGTAAGGAATGAGATACGCACGAAATTCTTGTATTAGGCTTGGTTAAAGCTATGTGGATTAGTAACTGAACAACTGAATAGCTTTTACTTGATCTTGACCCACCCTCGTTACAAATTATAGGATAACCATCCTCGTATGCCTTTTTATTAGCATAAAAGACAGGTGTAGCCTTAATCTTTAATTGGTTGACAATCTGCATCTGGTTCTATTGTGATTTGCACATTACCCTTTATGTCAGCGGTTATGTCGGTTGTTTGTTTAGGTTTACCTTCTAATCTATCAACTACTGCCTCGTATGCTCTTTGGTCGCCTTTCAATGCCTTGCTAATCATTTGCATATCCATCAATTCAAGTACAGTAAAATCTTCATCTTCGCCTGTAATTGGATTCCTTCTTTTTTGTACTAATTCAAGCAACCTAAGTAAACGAGTCTTTGAGTTTTGAACTCCTTTAGGTCTACCATTTGGGTTACCAGATTGACCTTTTTCAAAGTGTTTTAAGTTATCTATTCCTGCCATTGTATTTCCATTGTTTTACAAAGATATGCCACAATTAGGGCAAACCTTTCCTTTTTTGGTATTGTCTATTGATTTTGGTTCATCATTTGTTGGAACGAGAAAGTCCACATTGACTCCCCATTCTTCTAAATCAGCTATTCCCCAATCATTATTTGCTAACATATCCATATCCCACATTCCATAGTGAGTATTGTCTATAACCAGTAACTTTTGCTTTTCTCTTTCGGTTAAGTTAGGCATTTTAATCACAGGCACATCTTGGATGCCTAATTCTAAACAAGCACGATACCTTTGATTGCCTCCTAAGATTACATTGTTTTCATCTATAATTAAAGGCTTTGCTTCTAATAGCTTTTGATCTTCTTGAATAGACTTAACCAACTTTGCAAAGTCATCAGCATCAATCTTTCTTGGATTATTTGGATTAGGTTTGATTTCGTTAATGTTCATTATTGGTTATAGGTTTGGTTGTAGTAATTAATGCCTGAAGTAGCAAAAGCCATTTCATCAATACCTTCATTAAAAGCATCCACTACCTGCTCTTTTTCTTTTTCAATATACATTTGATAATTATCTTGAAACCATTCAGTAAATGATACTTGGTCTTCATTCATAATATCAACAAGTTGTTGAATTGCTGTTTTCATATTATCGGTTTTTTGTTGGTGTTCGTATTGAAATAATACTATCTATTTTTTTCTCTAAATTGTCATATCCTACCCATTTGCCACACTTGGTACATTCATATTGAGTTTCTTTTATCTTACCGAACCATACATATCCTTCGGTAACTGTACCGCATTTACAGGTATATAGTTTTTTGCCGTAAGTGTCTTTCATTATTTACCTTGTTTACGATATGGTTTAACTGCCTTGTCCTTTGGACCAGATGTTTTTTTGTACTTTCCACACTTTCTTTTGCCAAAGCTGACTTTGTTATTGCTGCTTACTTTCGCCATATTTATTTATTAAATCTGCCATAAAATCAAATCTTTGTTCT